AAAATCATTGCCACTACTGATAGTTTAACGAATGATTATGTAGTTGTTAGTGAAGATAAAGATCTTCTAACTATTCCAGGATTACATTGGAACCTCAAGACTAAAGAGTTATATACTTTATCTGAAGAAGAAGCAGACTTTAATTTTCTTACTCAAACTTTAACAGGAGATTCAGTTGATAATTATAAAGGCTGTCCTAGTGTAGGAAAGATAACAGCAGAAAAACTATTAAGATCTGCTACTACAAAAGGTGAAGATCTCTGGGAAACTGTGGTGAATAGGTATGAGAAAGCAGGACTAAAAGAAGAAGATGCTATCTTGAATGCTCGTATGGCAAGGATACTCAGGAAGTGTGAGTACAATAGACAAACTGAAGAAGTTAAACTATGGAGTCCTTATGAGTAATTTCAATATAGTAGCTTATGATGAAAAATATGGAAAAATGGTTACTCTAACTGGAAAGGCTAGAGAAGCACATATAAAATGGCACATAGAAAATCAGCCTGATCCTGAAGAATTGGCAGATGATTTTGATACTTTCATGAGAGATTACAAGGAGGGTTTCGATGAGTAACTATGATCTAGATGAGATAGAAAGAAAGAAATCTCAGAAACAAAATAAACAATGGAGAGACTATGTTGACTCTAGTTTAAAGCATCCCTTAGCTAACGAAGGGTTTGGAAGAGATGATCAGGATAATATTAAAAATATCCTTAGACCTTCTAAGCCTTGTCAGCAATGGGATGCACAAACTCAGAGTTATGTAGAAGTAATAAAAGAGTTAGACAAAGATGTTAAGGAGATGAGGGATGATCCAGTTGGTTATGAGTTATATAATGCTCCTGAAAATATACTACCTCTAGGAAATAAAGAGATAGTAGAAAAAAGTAATGAAGATCTAATCAAAAAACCTAATCACTATGAAGGGTTTGGAATTTCTCCTCTTGAATACATCACAGTTAATGAATTGGATTTTATAGAAGGAAACATTATTAAATATGTTTCTCGTTATCAATCCAAAGGAGGAGTTAATGATTTGTTAAAAGCTCAAACTTATTTAGAAAAATTAATTGAAAGAGAAAGGGGAAAAAATGAATAAATTACCTAGTCAGTATCAAGAGTATATACATCTTAGTCGTTACTCAAGATGGGTTCCTGAAAAAGGAAGACGAGAAACATGGGAAGAAACTGTAGGTAGATATTTTAAATTCTTTGAAGAACATTTACAGGAGAACTATAATTATACCATCCCTAAGAAACTCAGGATGGAGCTAGAAGAAGCAGTATTAAACTTAGAAGTTATGCCCTCAATGAGGTGCTTAATGACAGCAGGACCAGCACTAAAGAAAGAAAACATAGCTGGATATAACTGTGCATATACTCCTATAGATTCTATGAAAGCTTTTGATGAGATTCTATATGTCTTGATGAATGGAACAGGAGTAGGTTTTTCTGTAGAAACTAAGCACACACATAAGCTACCATTTATTCCAGAAGAATTGTATCCTACTGATACAGTCATTAAGGTTAGAGACTCAAAACTAGGATGGGCTAAAGCTTTTAGGGAATTACTTTCTCTTCTTTGTTCTGGTTTGATTCCTAGTTGGGATATGTCTGCAGTAAGACCTGCGGGAGCAGTACTTAAAACATTTGGAGGAAGAGCAAGCGGACCTGAACCTCTAGAATCTTTGTTTCAATTTACTATAGAAAAATTTCAAGGAGCAAAAGGAAGAAACTTACGTCCTTTAGAATGTCATGATATAACTTGTAAAATTGCAGAATGTATTGTAGTAGGAGGAGTAAGAAGAAGTGCATTGTTATCTCTATCAGATCTTGGTGATGATGAGCTGCGTACCTGTAAGACAGGAGAGTTTGGTTATGAAAATGCTCAGAGATACCTTGCTAATAACTCAACTAACTACCATGCAAAACCAGACTTAGGAACCTTCTTAAAAGAGTGGAGAAGTCTGTACATGTCCAAATCTGGTGAACGTGGTATCTTCTCTTCTTTTAATGCTCGTAAACATACAGAAAAACTAGGTAAACGAAGAGAAACTAATCATGACTTTGGAACTAATCCTTGCTCTGAAATTATCCTAAGACCTAGAGAGTTCTGTAACCTTACTGAAGCAGTAGTTCGTTCTGAAGATAAGTGGCCTGACATACAACGTAAAGTTAAGTTAGCAGCTGTTCTTGGAACTTGGCAATCAACACTAACAAACTTCAGGTACATATCTAATAAGTGGAAAACAAACTGTGAAGAAGAAAGATTGTTGGGAGTTAGTCTTACAGGAATTATGGATAACGATCTGACTAATGGTCATGACTTGGTATCTCCTACAGAGATTGATATTCTTTCTGAGAATTTAGAACTTCTTAAAGAGATGGCACTAGGTCAGAACAAATGGATGTCTGGTCAGATAGGTATTAATTCTTCTGCCGCTATTACTGCTATCAAACCTTCAGGAACAGTCAGTCAGTTAGTAAACTCTGCTTCTGGAATACATACTAGGCATAGTCTATACTACATCCGAACAGTACGAGGAGATAAGAAAGATCCAATCACTAAACTAATGATAGATCAAGGAGTTCCTTATGAAGATGATGTAGTTAAACCAGAAACAGGAGCAGTCTTTTCATTTCCTATGGAGTCTCCTAAAGGTGCTTTGTGTAGGAATGATTTATCTGCTATAGATCAACTAGTTTTACATGCAGTTTATGGTGAAGCATTTACAGAACATAAAGTTTCTCAAACTATATCTGTAAAAGAAGAAGAGTGGCTAGAAGTAGGAGCCTTTGTGTATAGAAACTTTGATTCAATTTCAGGTGTTTCTTTTCTTCCTTATTCTGATCATGTTTATAAGCAAGCACCATATCAGGATTGCTCTCAAAAAGAGTACAAAGCACTCCTTAAAAAGATGCCTGTTCTTGATTGGACTAAGCTTTCTGAGTATGAAAGTGATGATTATACAGTAGCTTCCCAGGAGCTTTCTTGCTCAGGGGGAGCATGTGAAATAGTGTAATAAATACATATACTTATGTGTATGCTTTTGATTTAGTATACACAAAAGTACCACTCTAGGAACAGAAAGGTTACTATATGTTAGCAAAGTATAATATTTCTGAAGATTTATTAGTATGGTTAAAAGAAACTTTTCCAAATAAATTACCTCCAAAAGGATCAGGTAATATAGAAGAGATTAGATTCTTTCAAGGTCAACAAGATGTAATTAATGTTATTGAAGCTACTTATAAAGAGAGTATAGAAGATGTGTATGATGAATAGTGGAGGTTCAACTCCTGATGTAGAACCAGAAAAGTTTATAGCTGGTTCTGGCAAAACTATTAAAGAAAAAGAAGCTCTCTTTAAAGCTAATAAATTTCGTAGTAGAAATATGAATCTGAGGATTAGACCTAGTGTCTAAATAACATAAGAGGAGGATATGTTACAACTAATTAAACCAGAAGAGATAGAAAAGAATTGGGATAAGTACAAAGCTAATATTAAAAAAGCTTTTGAAGCTACTGATGGTGGCGCACTTATCATGAGTGATAGTAAAAAAGATTTTTACAGTTATATCTATAATAGATTAGTAAATCCTTTTCAGAACTCAATGACCTTATGGGTAGAAGGTGAAGAAAACTATATTGTACTAACCCAATTACAGAAGTGTAGTTTTACAGGTAAAAAAACTCTTGTACTTAATGCCTGTACTCGTACTAAAGATGTAGATAAAGAGACAGTAGCAGAACGATATTTAGATATGTACAAAATTCTTTCTAAATTTGCAGTCCATAATAAATGTGTCGGGATGTATATGTATACTGATCTTGATTACTATGCAGAACGTGTAGAAGAAACTAAAGAATTAACTAACGCTATTACTCGTTACCAGTTCTATTTCCCCTTAAAATAATATGAAAATATATAAAGAAATTGTTTATCAAGTTGCTGGTAATAAGCTAGTGAAAGTTTCTGAAGATTCATTTGAATATTCAGGTGAAGTTACAGAATGTAAATCTAGTGGTTCAGATATTATAGAAGATATAGCGGAGACTACAACAGAAGTAGATCTTGATCCTAGAACTTCTGATACAAGTAATGTATTAGGTGATGGAACATTAGGACAAAACTTAAATAATATAGATCTGAATCCTGCTACTTCTTCTATTAATGCTCTTGACCAACCAAACTTAGCACAGTTTGGAACAGGACAAGGAGGAACTTTAGGTGATTTTACAGGAGGAGCTGCTTATTATGGTGGAAAAGTAAATCAAGAAATAGGAGGAGTCTTCAATTATATAGGAGAAAAAATGCAGGAACTTTCAGACTTCATCCATAATCCTGCAGATGCAGCTGCTGTAACTGTAGATCCAGATGAATCAGCTTACTCTGGATTAACAGCTAACAAAAAAGCTGCAGAGTTAGCAGCAAACAAAGCAAAAAATCAGGCAAGATCATCTTTACGAATTAATCAATGAAGAAGTATACAAAAACTGAAATTAATATTGACTCTGAGTATGCTGAAGAAGGTGTAGTCAAAGGAAAATATGATAAGTATGCATCTGATAGAGAAAACTATCTGAATAGAGGAAGAGAAGCTTCCTTGTTTACCATCCCTAGTCTCCTACCCCTACAAGATCATAGAAGTACAACAGAATTTATAACTCCTTTTCAATCTATTGGAGCAGAAGGAGTAAATAATTTAAGCTCCAAACTTCTAATGACCTTGCTTCCACCTAATGCCCCCTTCTTTCGTTTAGTTGTAGATAGCTCAGAACTAGAAGCACTAATAGCAGAACAGAGATCTGAAGCTGAAGAGTCCTTAGCAAAGATTGAACGCATGGTAATGCAGGAGATCGAAGTTAGAGGATTAAGAGTTCCTATTTCTGAGGCATTAAAACAACTTATTGTTACAGGAAATGTTCTTGTATACTTACCTCCCAAAGAACAGATAAGAGTTTTTCGTTTAGATCGTTATGTGGTCAAACGAGATGCAATGGGAAATGTATTAGAAATTATAACTAAAGAATCTTTATCTCCTCTATCTTTACCTGAAAGTACTAAAGAACTTCTAACTGATCCTGAATCTGAAGCCACTACAAAGAATCAAGACCTCTATACTTGTGTTAAATGGACAGGAAAGAACTGGATAATCCACCAAGAATTAAATGGTCTTACAGTTCCAGGATCAGAAGGTTCATACACTAAGAA